GAGGGTGAAAGGTGTCGTTGGTGGTCTAATTCTGAGAGGGATGGGTTGCCGGGTAATTGGTAACGCGAAAACAACAGAGCTTTTCGTTGGGCCTATCAATGGGCCTAAAAGGTTCGGATTTCCTGAGTTCTCTTCAGACGTCGTGGGGCAAATTGCAGGCACAAAAAAGCCCGCAGGGCTTGCGCCGTGCGGGCTTTCAGGACTTCATCGGATGACTCTGGTAATCACCGATGGAGAATTTTGGGCTGGCGGAGTCTGACTTTGTCTTTTAATTGTCTGTATTTAATGGTTTTTTTATTAAATTGAGATTTTGGATATACCTAAGCGTATACCAATTCTGCTTTGTAGGCACAAAAATACAGTCATGCTGGTATGACAATTCCAACCCCGTCACAGCTTGTATCCATCTGGTCACACATGACAAAAGCAGGCAACCAATACTAAGAATTTACTTTACGGCTCTTCGCTATTGGGGTTCTTAACTTTTTCCCATTCAATGCCCAACCCTTTAAATTTTTGTGCAAATGGGATTACTATGAGCGCAACACAAGCCCCTAATAGTGCCATTCTCTCAGTGGTTAAAAAATTAAATCGTATATCTGCAATTACTATAAGTAATAAGGCGACAGCAAGAGACCAAGTAACTCGTTGAAAAATATCCATCGTTTGAGATTTTTTCTGCCGAATATCATTTTTCCTAACTGCTGACTGCTCTGCGGTAAGGGCTCGAAAAGTTGGGAAAAGATTGAAATCAGATTTAACTAATTCACCCGAATCACTGACTGAATACAGTGAAAATGGCAATGGGTTATTAGGCAGGGAGGATACGGTCACCAAGAAAAGTGGGATTTTTTCATTTCCAATTGCTTGTTTGTATCTTTTTAATTGATTTAGAGTGTTTTCGCTATGTGCAAATCTGTCTGACTTTATTTCAATAATAGCAAGATATTCTTTCTTTTCTGGATCTATAATTGCAAAGTCTGGTCTATATGTGTTTTTGCCATCGTTGGAGAAAAATGCAGGTTCGTATAATATAGAATCTTTGGTATATCCTAGTGATAATAAGTATTCAGAGAATTTATTTTCCGCCTCTGAATGGTAATTGTTGTCCATTACAGTCCCTCTCTGCTGTGTGAAAACTAGTGAGCTAAATTAATAAGGTAACTAAAAAACGCAAGAGATTCAATTGATTAACGAGTGATAGGTCAAGTCAAGGTCAAACTCGGCGATCATGATGGTTATCTTGTTGAATCACAGCCAGACATGATGAATTTCTAGGTTGGAGAAAAAACTTTTTTTCAGGAAAACTGTTCACACTGTTCACACTGTTCACACTGTTCACACTGTTCACACTGTTCACACTGTTCACACCGTTGTTTTTGCTTTTGATTTCATAGTGATACGTTGTGAATGGTTGGTGAGCAGTGAACACTTTACTGTTCATTTTTGCCGTTTTGCAGGTAAAAAAAGACCGGCGATTGCCGGTCAGGATAGATTATTTTGCTACAGGGTCATCACATTTCGGCAGCCAGTCGGCGTTGCTTTCCTCTCTTAGTGTTAGATTGGTTTGTATGCCCTGATTTTTTCGGCGCTTCTCATAACTTAGCCCGTACTCTTTCAGCATAGCTGGCAGCCCCTTACCGAACATGGTGAGGCTCAGGGTGTTCCTGTAGCCGTGGGCCTCCATATACGCCAGATAGGCATGATACAGATACAGGCGCGGCTGACGCGGAATGATGTTGGCATTGCCAATATACATTCCCTCAGGCTCCGGCAGTGCTTCCAGATAGCCGCAAAAATCAAATGTCGGGTCAGCATCGCGTTTAATACTGAGCGCCTCGTCCGAGTTCTGCTGTGACTGGAGCAGGGCGCGGGCGGTCATCGGGTCGCTGAACTTCTGCATAAGCTGCCGAACAATCACCGCCAGCTCACGGGCGATTTTATTCTTAAGCTGCGGGTCACGTTCCTCCGGGGCAATCTGTTCCGGGAAATGCAGAATCACCCGGCGCCGTGAGACACCGCCGCTACGGTCGGTAAAGCGCATCGGGTTATTGTTCACGGCCAGAATCACCGCCGGAATATGGGTGGAGTACGCATCCTTGTATTTCGGGTCAACGGAGACCGCATCCCCGCCGGTGATGGCCTTGAGTCCTGCCCCGTCACCACTCCATTTTTCCTGGTCAGGCAGGCGTATCAGCGAGAAGCCAATCAGCGCAGCGCGTTCACGCGGTGATTCCAGCGTTTCGATGGTGGCCGATGTGGCGTTATCTTCCCCGGCGAGCAGGGTCGCAATTTCGGCCAGAATACTTTTCCCGCTGCCACCCGGCCCGGTCACTTCGAGAAAGAGCTGCCAGTCGTAGCGGTTCGCCAGTACCATAAACAGGGCGGCAAGTATCACGTCGCGTTTTTCCGGTCGGCCACCGGCGGCACGGTCGAGCCAGCGCCAGAAATCCGGCGCATGGGTTTCCAGCGTTTCGCCCTCCACCGGTGGGGTAAAATCGACATCACAGAGTGTGCGCAGCCAGTGCGATTTATGATGCGGGCTGAAAGTACCGGTAGCGGTATCGAGTACGCCGTTACGAAAACCAATCAGACGGCGCGCCGGTGCGTCCTGCTGCGGAATAATCAGTTTCAGGGTCTCCACCACTGAGGCAATTTTCCCCGACGAGAACGGTGCGCGCAGACGCTGAAATAACCCGGCCACGTCGCGGGCAAAATCCGATGGCGGAATGATTTTCCATATACAGGCCTCATAGCGAGACAGGAGCTGGCCGTTTGCGTCCACGGCCAGCGCTTCGCCGTAATGTTCATGCACCCGCATTGCCTTTTCACTGGTGCTCATGGCGGTAAATTCCGCCTCGCTCATGGTAGTGAAAGGACTGTCAGCCAGTGGCCGGATGGCGTCATAAATCGCTTTCCGCGTCGCCTCTTCGCCTTTCTGAACGAACGCATCATTCCAGTCACCGAACACCGGCGGCAGGGCAACAACACCCTCACAGGCGTCTACGGCCGCAGCGGCTTTTGTCTGGCCGGCGCCGTTAAGGTCACAGTCGGCGGTGAGGACAATCTGACAGGCCGGGTGTTTCTGACGGGCAAGGCTCGCCAGAGAAAAGAGGTTCACGGAGGACAGCGCCACCATGACGGTTTCGCTGGTCAGGTGATGTACGGTGAGTGCCGTCGCATAACCCTCCGCAATCCACAGGCGTTTTCCTGCCTGTTTTTTTCCTCCGATGACATGACATGTCCCTTTGACCTGACCGCCTTTCAGGGTGCGTTTGAGACCGTCAGCATTAATAAGCTGAAGGTTAACCAGTGCGCCGGTATCCTCATACAGCGGGACAACCACATCCCCGGCGCGGAACGTCACGCCGCCGGTTTTATGCATGACTGTCAGTACCGGACATTCCCGGTCGGGGAACCCCTTGCGGGTGAGGTAGGCGTTGTCGGTGGCCGGGCGCGTTTTCTCCAGCAGTCTGACGGCCAGCGCGGCCGCCGCTTTGCGGTCGGCATCGGTTTCAGCCTCTGCGGCTGCCATCACTTCCGGGGCAACCGGCGACAGATTGCCGGTCACGGCGTCCACCTTCCCGGCGGCTTCTGACGGGGTCACGCCAAACACTTTTTCTACCAGCTTAAGCCCGTCACCCGCGCCGCACTGATTGCAGAACCACGTCCCGCGCCCTTCTTTATCGTCAAAGCGAAAACGGTCAGAGCCGCCACACACCGGACAGGCCTGATGGCGGTTTTTAATCACCTTCACACCCAGCGCCGGAAGAATGCGCGGCCAGTGGCCGCACGCCTGTTTTACCGTTTCTGTTACGTTCATTTTCATCGTTGTTTTCTCCCTCAGTGCAGTACCGGTACGGTGATGTGACGGGCGCAAAGCTCATCCATCACGGCCAGCCCGAGAAAGGACAGCGACGGCGCGGCTTTGAGTGGACCGGCTTCCATTAAATCTTCCAGTAATGCACAGGCTATCTGGCGGCCTTTTTCCTCGCCGTGCTGGCGCAGGTAGAAGCCCTCCAGCTCGGTAGCGATGGCACTTTCCAGCGCGTCGAGGGTGAGGTTCGGGTAGCGGCGCTGGCGTTCGCACAGGGTCAGCCATGCACAGGCCACGGCGCGACGATACAGCGCGGCGCGTAATACGGGCGGTAATGGCTTTTTCATACGTTGCCCTCCCCGGTCAGCCAGTGCTGATTGCAGCGTTCAACCACGCCGTCGAGCTGGGCGGTCATGAGATAAATCACGGAGGTGAGCTGTAACTGCTGCGCCGGGTCACGACGAACGGTGGCGCAGTCCTGTACCTGCATCAGGTCGCTGACGAGCTGGCCGACATTGCGCATATGCTCCAGACATTCGAGGTCACGGGCGGTAATGGTGGTGTGTCTCATGCGCGCACCTCCGCAACAGGCAGACGGCCAGCAAATGAGAGGACGTAATCGCGAACGAGGGAAAGTCGTGCGGCGTGCTCATCACCGGCAACGGTGCGGAGCATACAAATACGGGGTTTACGGTCTGCACGACGAACGGCGGCAAACACAAAAACAAATTGCGGGTGTAACGGGGTGAGGATAGTAGCCATGATGGCAGCCTCCATTGAGTAGCGGTTACTGCTACCACCGGAAACGCCAATTTCACTGGTGGCAGCCCGAACGGGGTTGGCGTAACCGGCCTCAATGGATACCGGCCAGCCCGAAGGCTGCCCCGCCCGGACTACCATTATCTTGCTGGAACCATGGTGTATAAAAAGACACCACAACCCGGAAAATGGGTGTGCCTGAGCTACGACGAAAAAAAAGACGCACGGCGCGTCTGGTGTCGCCATTGAGTTTCGCGGAACGCCAATTCCGGCTGTCGATTTTGCGACAGCGGGAAAACTATACCTGGAAACGGCGAAAAGAAGCAAGCCAGAAAAAGGGGCTGAATGCTGAACGGTCATCATCATGCGTCACAGCCCCGGTTGCGTTCGGCAATGCGATCTGCCATCCATGCGGTGATTTCAGACTGCGCCCACGCCACGTTTTTACCGCCCAGGCTGATTTGTTTCGGGAAGGCTTCCCGGCTGATGAGGTCATAAATGGTCGACCGGGACAGGCCACACAGATGCATCACTTCGGGCAGGCGGATAAAGCGCTCCTGAACGGCATCAGAAACCGGCATCAGCGGCGCGGCAGGGGCAGAAGACGGGGAAGAAAAAGCGGTGTGCATCGGGCTACCTCATAATGTCCATACAATGCCGGTCATGTCCGTCCGGCTTCGGGTAGCTCCTTATTATGTCTATATTTTTCCTCGGGTCATGTGAGATTTTCGGGGAAACAAACATTGACTTTTCGCTCTGGCGAACAAAGGCAAACGCTGGCAAAGATATGCAAATCACTGCATTACAATGCAGCAATTTCTATTGCTTTAAGTTATACATTTTTCATTTTTAATCGAAATAAAGTCTAAGCGGTATAGGCAGAGCAAAACAGGAGGGTGAACAGTGGTGAACAGACGGTGAACAGTCAGTCCCTCAACTGTTCACCCTTTATCTCACTGTATTACTTATATTTTTATTTAAGGTGAACAGTAGTGAACAGTTATAAGTAAAAAAACAAACGATGAGCAAGGTTTTGCTGAGGTCTTTCTCTGGCCAGCCGGGTTTTGAGTGCTGTTTGTGCCAGAACTGCCACAACTGCAATGAATCGAGATGTTGTGTGATGAAGGGCAGAATAATTTCAGGTTGAATAAACGGAGAGCCTGAACATGAAACCCGAAACAGTCATTACCGCCCTGCAAGACGTTGCCGCTCAGCAGTACGCGGAGAACAGCCAGCACGTCACCGACAAGCTGAGCGCATTTACTGCGGCCAGAGACACCCACGCGGCCAGCATGCAGGCGCTGAAAGAGATTGATACGTCCATTGAACGCTGTAAGCAGGAGCGGCAGACCGCCCTCGATGAGAGCCCAGAAGCGGAGCTGGACTGGCGCAGCCGCTTTCGCACCCTGCGCGGCAGTCTCACCCCTGAAATGAAAGCTGAGCACAGCAGGCGTATCGCCAGTCGCGAGCTGGCCGACGAGTTCACCGGTCTGATTGCGGAGCTGGAGACAGACCGGACACGCGCTATGCTGAATGCCTGCTCCACCGGCAATAAATACCTTTCAGCGCATGAAGATGCTTTTACCGCTTATGCCGGTGCGGAATGGGCTCAGGCTGTCAATGCGATTCCTGTCGCCCTCATCCGCGCTTTCCTGCTGCGCATTCGTGCCCTCGAAATGAAGGGAGAAAGCGCTCCTCAGTCCGTGGCCACCGGCGAGCTGCGCGATGCGCTGAGCCGTCAGGGCAGCCTGTATCACTTCGATATGACGCAGGAGCCGGTGTTGTCCGTGACGGGCATGCACCGGCCGCAAATTACTGACGTTGATACGGAACTGTTACGCAGCCCTGCGAAGAGGATGATGCTTGCCAGAAAGCTGGCTGAAAATGGCGAGACAAAAGCGGAGGGGTAAGCATGTTTCACTGTCCGTTCTGCAAAACCAGCGCGCATTCCCGCACCAGCCGGTATCTGTCCGATAACGTCAAACAGCGCTATCACCAGTGCATGAACATCGAATGCTCGGCCACATTCCGCACGCTTGAATCCATCGACGGGGTTATACGTTCACCGGCGACCGAGCCGGTTATCCCTGTACTCGCACCGGCGGCCACCGTTAACCGTGCCGGTGCGTGAGCACGGCCAGACATCAGGAGAGACATACGTGACCACACTGACGCTACAGAAAGCCTGTGAGGCCTGTCAGGCAAATAAATCCGCCTGGCTGCAACGCTGGGATGAACTGAAGCAGGCCGAACAGGCATACCGCGAACAGCTTGCCGGTAACGGCCACAGCGGCCAGAGCCTGCAAACCCTGCGCGAGATTATCGACGTGAAAAAATGGGAAATTAATCAGGCTGCCGGTCGCTATATCCGTTCGCATGAGGAGGTGCAGCGCATCAGCATCTGCGACCGATTAAATGATTTTATGCAGGCGCACGGCGCGGAGCTGGCCGCCGCCCTTGCCCCTGAGCTGATGAATTATTCCGGGCAACATTCCGCCGTTCAGCGCTGCGCCATGCAGCGCTCACTCGATTATCTGCGTGAGGCGCTACAGCTCTGGCTGGTCGCCGGTGAAAAAATTAATTATTCGGCGCAGGATAATGACATTTTAACGGCCATCGGATTCAGACCTGACGCGGCTTCGCGTGATGATAATCGTGAAAAATTTACACCTGCACAGAACCTGAATGGCTTTGTTGAATAAATAAGATTTCGTGCGAACGACCCTGTAGCTGGCTGGATTTTCAGGCAATACGCACGCTTT